CAGCCCGTAGGACTGCGCGAGTGCGGCATTGTTCGCCTGATTCGCGGCCAGCTTCGCCTGCCAGTTCGTGCCGAATTGCTCAAGTGCCCGCTGATTCGCTGCGGCGTATTCCTGCGAGGCCATCTGGCCTGCGACATCGCCCAACCCCTGCACCGTGTTTGTCGAATGCAGCAAGCCACGTGCGGCAGCCTGGTTCTGCATCGCGTTCATGGTCTGCTGGAGCCGCCATTGATAGGACGGATCGCTTTGGAGTTGTGCGGCGGTCAGGTCGGTGAACTGATCGGGCGAACCAACCTGCTGGAGCGTCAACGCATCGGGCGTGTTGATGGTGCCCAACTGCAACGGGTTGGGCGCCGTGTAGGTCTGCGCGGTCTGCGCCTGCCACGATGGCGGCGCTGGTGCGGCGGGCGCTTGTGGGGCCGCAGGCGGCGGTTGATACGCAGGGGCTGCTGGTTGAGCGGGCGCGTAATGGCCGGGCGGCGGCGGCACATTGTGTCCACCACCATGCTGGACTGTGCCGCCATATTGCGCCATCCACTGCGGATTGTCGGTGGTGTTTTGGAACGTGACGAGATCGCGCCCTCCCCCCTGATCGGCTAGCACATCGATCGGCCCGCGGCCATCGCCAAAGTCGATTTTGTCTTCACCAATTTGCTGCGCGTTGAAGCCTTTCGAGCGGGCGTAGTTGACCATATCGCCCAGATTGCCGCGATTGAGTTGAATGCCTGCGCCGAGACCCTGTGAAAAGACCTTCGCAGCGGGTGAATACTTCGTATTGCTGTAGTCACCAGAGAGTTTCGCAGTTTCAAAGCCGAAGATGCCTGCCTTATCCGGATTGTAGATGGTCTGTCGTCCAGCGGTAGCCTGTGCCTGTGGCTGCGCTTGCGGTTGCGCCGAGGGAAAGACCTGATTCCCGCTGGTGTCGCGAATTTGACCCGGATCGGTCGGCCCCGCAAAGGTCCCGCCGTAGATCGATCCCTGCCCCGGACGCGCAAATGTCTGCGGCACATTCGCGGCGCCGCCGGCCTGTCCGATGCCGCCCGCCGTATTCCCAGGCTGTCCAATATCCCCCAAACCCGTGCCGCCGTAGATGGAACTCTGGCCCGGTCGCTGTAACGCGAGTGCCTGCGGTTGATTCGGCTGTGTGGGATCCTCCGGATTGCTGTCAGGTGCCCGACGCCGAAGGTTCGGATCGTAGTAGAGCGCCACGTTAGTAGGCTCCTCGAGGCCGCATCATGCCTATCGGCACACCGGACGGACCCATCGGCGGTCCCGTTGGTGGACCCATCGGCCCAGGTCCTACAGGCAGACGCGGAATCCCGCCAATGACACCAGGAGGCACGTTCTGCGAGCCGATATAGCCCGCTGGGAGGTTCGCCTGCCCGATCTGGGCCAGCCCCATACCCGGCGCCCCATAGCCCGCAGGCGCCCCATATTGCGCCGGGATGCCGCCATATTGCCGCGCCATGAGCGCCGCCAATGCGGATTGTCCGGCTGTCCGATAGGGTGCGAGCGCGGCCTGTTGGGCCTGCCATGCCTGCTGATTGAAGACTTGCGCCTGATCGACGGCCTTTTGCTGCGTCTGGGCGGCCCGATTGGCGGCATTGGATTGCATCTTGGCCGCGCCGAGACTGGCTGCCGCCGAAGCTCCGCCGACCAGCGCTGGAATTAGGGCAGCAGGCATCAATGCACCCCTTTCGTCACCGGAAACGTGTAACTGGCCGGGAATGGCTCCGCGCCGAGCGCCTCGAGCATCGCTGCGACACTCGGATTCATCGCCGCAGTCCACACGGCTTGCCCACCCATTGCCGGCACAATCGTGCGCATTCCGCGTAACAGATGTCGCGCGACAGCGGCTTTCCCCTGATGGTCTTCCCGAATCCAGACGCCTTCGGCATGCACGGCCCACAGAAACGCCCAGCAGCCGACAATGGCGCCCTGATCGTCTTCGACGACAAGCACCTGCGTCGATTCTGGCAAGAGCTTCCACACGTCTACGAGGCTCGTGTCGTCCTGCTCGAGCCGGGGCCATTCCTCACGCGGCAGAATGCGATGCGTCATTTGCCGATTACCGTCCAATTCGTGCCGTTATACCAGCCGAGCACCTTGTTCGCTCCGCCGCCGGCGATCGTATTGCCCCAGACGGCCGTATTTGAGTCACTGATCGCTGCCGTCATGCCGATGACTGGGCCGGCCGGCAGATTGGCAAAGACGACACTGCCGGTCTGCTGGTTGATGATCTGCAGCAACGTTGTGTAGAAGCGCACCCAGAACCGCGACATCTGCGTTATTTGACCTGCCGCCTCAAACATGGGCGTTTTCTGCAGGCCGGCGGTCAATTCGAGCATTAGTTCGTCCCCACCGTAAACTGCAAATCCGCATCGACAATCCGAAACGGCACCGGATCGCTAAACGTGATCTGATCGACGCGGTTCCGCGCCGATCCCAACTGTTCCCACTTCACGCGCGTGCCGTAGGTGCCAATTGGCCCGGCCGACGTCCACCGTTCATTCCCGAAGGTGCGCCCACCATCATTGGAACTCTTGAGCATGACCTGCGGATCGCTCCCCTGCCCTGTTGACAGCCCGATACCCACGTCCATCACTAATTGCAGACGATTGTAAAAGACCCGCAGTTGATTCTGCGACAGCCGCGGCGGTTGTCGCATGCGGCGCATGCCGGCCCCGTCCACATCGGTATAGAGATCCGTCCGCATCTCATAGATGCCGCCCGTATTCCGATCGCCCACCAGGTGCTTCCCGAAGGCATAGCAATGCGAGGCCACGCGTAACGCCTGCCAAGAGCTCGTCATCCTGTTCCAGTAGAGCCGTTCACCCCACCCGGCTGGCCCGAGCGAGACATCATAGTGAAACGATTGATTCGCCGTCGGAAACACTGGCACATAGAACAGATGCCCATCCTGTTGATACGTGAAACTCATTCCGTCCGCAACGGTGGATGCCTGTTTGAGCACCTGTTCGATGCCGAACGTGCTGACACGTTGCGGCTGATAGCCGTTCGCCTGCCAGATGACTCGTGCGCCCTGTTCATTCTGCCCAAGCCAGAATAATGGCGATCCGCTCCGTGTCGCGGAAAACGGCGCTTCAATGCCCTGCTCGAAAAACGCGCCAGGAATCGGCTCAAATGGGAACGGGGACGCCCCGGCGTCATACCAGACTTCGCCTGTGCGATTGCCCCAGAGCCAGATTTCGTTGTGAATCACGGTCATCGAGATCCACGGATCGGCCGCAGCGCTGCGTTGCGCGATCATGGTCGGGTTAAACGTCGTGCTCAGTAGATCCGAGGCTTGGAGCGTGGCGGTATTCGCATCGAGCGCCAAGAATCGATTCGACAGAAACGCGCCCATTGTCGCGCCAGAGGCCAGCACGGTCGTGAGGATGTTCGTGTTGAGGTCATAGCCGTAGCCGACGCCGCCCGCCGTAATGAACATCAGATGCGCATTGGGACCGTTCCAGCAGAGCGTGGCCGGATTGGCGTCAAAGGCGACGTTTCCGCGCAGAATCGGCACGCCCGTCGAGAGCAGTTCGTAGAGTGCCTGCCCGGCCACGAAGAAACACCGACTCCCGATCGCGGCCATCCCACGAATGGGCGCCTGCTCGACCAGCGTCACTTGTGTGAAGCCTGGTGCGGGCAAAATCACGAATGGATTCGGCGCGGCTGGCGATTCGTTCTTCTCAAGGATGAGATTGATGAGCCGTTCTTGATCGGCCATCGTGCTGGCCGACTGACACGGCGGACCGAGAAAGCCGGGATAGGGCGCCATTAGCCGACCCCCATCAGGGGGAGATTGCTGGATGACCCGCCAGCCAGTTCATACGCTCCGGCCGCATTCACATACGCCAGCCCATCGAGATCCCAAGGGATGACAACATCAGCCGCCGTGGGAATCTTGTTGCGCAGTGGCGAGTTCGCGGTGAGATGGTAATTCCCGCCGCCAGTGCCGGCAGTCGTGTAGGACAGATCGTTCACGAACTGCGCGGAAGCGTTCCGCGTCGAGCGATTGCCCATCAGAAACGACGTCGTCCCGTTCGTGTAGTAGGGCAACTGCACCGGATCGACGATCGCATCCTCCATGTGATTGCCGGCACAACCGACCATATAGGCGACCGACCAGGCGCCGATTTCCAGCCCCGTCCCGCCAACGAACACGTCGTGCTTCGTAGCGATGCGCTCCACCGCGCAATACTTGAACGCGATATTGGTGCGCGAGGTCACCGTGTTGAGCACGTCGTTGTAGAACCCATTGATGCGCCGCCCGGCGAGCGTCAGATGCCAGATCAGCACGTTGTGGCACGCGTTTGTATTCCCGTCCGCCCAAAACGCCAACACGGCGATGTCGTTTGTGATCTGCTCAAACAGATTGCAGACCACCGCGACGTTGTTGAACGCACCGTTGGCCGAAAACATCGTGCTCGCCGCATCGGACTTGTAGACCTTGTTGTAGGCGATGACGGTGTTCGCCCGCGAGACGGTCGTGAACCGAGCAAAGCCTGTCGTGCCGGTGAAGCTGCTGGAAACCACGGCCGTCGGTCCTTGTCCGGAACTCCGTTCCACGCAATACTTCACCGAGGTCACGGTGCAGCCGCGGACAAGCTTCGGCAGATTCAGCACGCCGTTGTCGCACCACGGCGGGATGTCCATCTTCGTGCACGTGCAATGCGTCGCATAGAGGAACCCGAATTCCCCCATGATCTGGTTCGTCAACTGGGTCGCAGGCGCAATGTCCACGCGATCCAACCATGCCGAATACGTCGACGCGCTCCCCCCGATGTAAGAGAGCGAATTCGGGAGCAGTGTCAGATCGAAGAGCCGCACTTTCGGACCGCCGGTATACTGTGTCGCGCCGTCTGACACGATCTTGACATTCGCTTTGGCCACGCCGATATCGCGCGTGATCGTGATCCAAGCGTTCGCGGCCGCTGGTGAACCGCTGCCCCACGCCGTATGATTGCCGGCGCGCAGATAGACCGTCCCGCCGCCGCCGTCACCCGCATTCGCGGTCGTAATCGCGGCCTGCGCGGCTCGAGCCGTCAGGAATGGCGAGGCTGAGGCCGTGGCATAAACTGTGGAGGCGACGCCAGTGCCGTCGTTGCCCGTGCTGGCATCCACGACGGCCACATACGGGTTATAGTCGGCGTTTTTATCGGCCACGAGCGGAAGCGGCCCGAGCGCCAAGCCGCCAGGCGTGCCGCCGGACGTATCGAGGATGGCCGACGCGTCCCCAATCCATGGATAGGCCAGGATGTTCCACGTAATGACCGTTTTCGCGGCGTAATTGCTCGCCGTCATCGTTCGCTTGTAGACCGGCAACGCATCCGGCCCGGTGGATTTCGTCATCGACGAGACGAGCACGTCCGCGGTCACGCCATCGAGGAATTTCACGCTTTCGACAGGCTTACTCGACTGGCCGAAGCGCTGAAACGCGACGAACTCAATCTCAAGCGTCGTTGGCA